TCCATGGTGTTTGGTGCAGGAGTCCCCACAGGCGCGACGGTTCTTTCCATCACATCGGGCACCGTTTTTGTGATGTCGGCCAACGCAACAGCCTCCATCGGTTCTTTGACCGTCACCGTCACAGCCATCAGTGATGCAGACCTCAAGCTGTTGACAGTCAACTCGGGCTGGTACCGGGACATCTTCTCGGCAGACACCAACCTGGCATATTCAAGTGGCTCACCGCTGAATGGGACCACACTTCAGGTGCCCACAGTTTCAGGCATCACATTCACCAATCCGGTTGTGACACCCCCATCATATTCCACCGGGGCCATCCCAGGCAGTGTCATTGGCACTCTTTCCAGCACCACGTCTGACGAATTGGCCCATGCCGCGCTCCGGCAGGCCACATGGTATGAGGCTCTGTGGGCTTTCACCTGCACGACGGATGCCGTCGTTGGACCAACCCTGACGCTCTATTACCGGAAGTATGATGTCGTCGGGTTCTGCAACATGGCACCGTCCCTTTGATGCCATGCCCGTTGAACTCAATTTCCTAGTCGAGACGACGCCGAACCCGGCAGAGGTGAGCTTCAAGGTCAAGGTGGACGGCAACCAGCTCAACCCTGACTCAATGCCCACCATCGGGCTGCCATACAACAGGATCAGCAGTTCCATCACCAACCCACGTGTCAACGAGTGCGGGTTTGGCAGCTATGTTTACATCAGTGCCACGCAGGAAGGTGGGGACATCTGGCTGCACTTTGGCAAGGACAAAACCGCCCAGGAAAAGAACACCCCGTTCCGCACCAGCTACTCGACCCGGTACTATCCGTGGCCCCCGGTGCTCGAAACACTCAAGATTGTCAGCACCACGACGTTCCCGCAGGCGGTCAACACGGGCACAGAAGTGGTGACCGCCCCCCGGTATTTTCCACGATACAAGTTCCGCCCCACCCCGAGCGTGAACAGTGTGATCAAGATTGAGCAGTTCCTTGCGCCCACTCCTTTTGACGGTCAGGCGTTGATTCACCCCCAGCCAATCCCCACGGAGATCAGCGGGCACTATCTGGGCATGACCATCAGCTTCCCGCGCTGCCTGCACCCGCTGGTGGTGCTCGATGAGAATGTGCCAGGGGCCAACGTGGTCGAAGGCCAGGGCACCATCAATGTGCCAACCACTGGCAACATATCCCGGCAGGTCTTCCCGGCCACCAACTTCCTTGACTGGTCCCCGTTCATCCTTGAGGATCAGTGCCAGCCCGTGGGGGGCTTGTATCTGCGTGAGCGCATCACCATCTACCCTCCGTTCAGGCCAGCAAAAATCCAGAACTGAGCCATGCCCATCACCACACAAGCAGGGTCTTTTCAAGGGGACACCCCCTTTTTCAACCAGCCGTGGCTGTGGGGTCAGGACAATGTTCAGACCTACCGTGATCCGAACACGGGAAGCACCATGATTGCGGAGCAGAGCAGCCCGGTGGTAAAGTTTGACAACTTTTCGTACGTGCTGTAGCGTCAACTATATTATGAAGTTGCCGCCGATGATCGGGGTCACTGTGGTGACACCAGCATACAAGCATTTGGAGAAAGAAGCCGTGGCCCGGTTCAAGAAGCACACGGGGCTGCCGGTGAAGGTCATCCGGTGCAAGGATGAGGACGGGTTCAAGGCCAAACTGGAGCTGGACCGTCATTGCCCACGGACCCGCATTGTGTTCTTTGATGTGGACCTGTGGCTGCTGCGCCCCGTGGACCCCTTGCGGAACTGGAGCCCGTACACGTGGATGGCGGTCAACGACAGGGCCGTGTTCAACATGCACGCGTTTCCACACACTGACTGTGGCAGGCACCAGATGCAAAAGTTGAGGTATTTCAACAGCGGGCTGATCGGGCTCAACCTTGCCTTCCCACCGCACCGTGAAGTGTTCAAGGAGGCCCGCAGGCTGCGACAGATGGTGCTGCGCAAGAAACTCCCGGTACCCGTGGATGAGACCGACCAGTTTTACCTCAACAAGGCGGTGCAGAATCTGAACATCGGCCAGGCGATGATGCCTGAGAAGTTCAACTTCTACATGAAGTCCGCCGACTGGGGGCAGTCCCCATGCATCCCCCGTGAGATCGTGGGGCTGCACGCAGCCGGGGAGCCTTTGAAACGGAAACTGAGAGCCCTGAAGCAACAGGCAGCCGTGTTTGAGCGCACCACCGGCCCCATGCTGGAGGAAGCTGCGTTCAACAACCACAACATGATCTTCGACCAGCGATGAAAGCGTTCATTGTTTACACCCCGGACATCAAGGAGATGGCTGAAGAATGCCGTGACCGGGTGCTGCGGTTTACCAACATCAAAGCGGTGGAATTGCTGGCGGCAGACACAAGGTTTGCAGCACATCGGATGAAGTTGGAGGCGTGGCAATGGTTTGGTGGCCCCACGTGGTTGGTGGATGCGGATCTGTGGTTTTTGCAGTCTTGCATCTTGCCGGTGCCGGATGGGCTTGTGATCTTTGGCAACCCGGACAACTCTCCCATCAACAAAGAGAGATATTGGGGGACGGTCGTGGAGATTGGGCATGCCATCAACACATCCTTGGTCGGCGCTGATTGTGGCAACGAGAGGATGCAAGAAGCTGTGAAAGAATCCATGTTGCTTCAGGCTGACAGGTATGGCGAAAACCCTGTGGCAGACGAGAAGTTTTTCAACGAGGCCATCAGCAAGCAGCCTCTGGTGATTGCCCGTCTCTCCACCCGCTTCAACTGGTGCGGCATCAACCCGCCAGCCCGGACTTTCGCGGTCCACGCCGCCAGCCAGTCAAACAAGCTCCAATGGCTCAGAGAATCCGTCCAAAATCATGAACGAAACACCACCGCCCCAGACCCCTGAGTGGACCAATGACTGGGCCTGCCACCACTACACCAACTGGATGAAGCATCTGGGCAGGTTCATCGGACATCCCGCGCTGGCGCTGGAGATCGGCTCATGTGAAGGCCGGTCTTCGTGCTTCTTCGTCCAGAACATTCTCACCCACCCGGACTCGCGGCTCATCTGTGTGGACCCATGGGTGATGCCAGGAACGGAAGAACGGTTCCAGAAGAACATCGGCATTCTGGGGTGCCGGGAGAAAATCATAATTCATCGAATGCCCAGTGATGAGCTTGTCCTGTCGTCACCCCCCGGATGTGATTTCATCTACATCGACGGCTGGCACTCGGCGGCAGCCACGATGAAGGATGCCTGCCGGTCATGGGTGGCGCTGAAAAAGGGCGGCATCATGATTTTTGACGACTACATGTGGCACATCAATGACCTGCCCCGAGTCGATGCGCCCAAGCTGGCCATTGACTCGTTCCTGCTGATTTTTGAGAAGGAATTGAAGGTGCTGCACATCGGTCAGCAGGTCATCGTGGAGAAGAGATAGCAAAATATCACCTTGACGCTTTGCCAGTTTGTCATTGTCAAAAATGAGATTTGACAGACCATGCTGGTTATGGCACGCACCCGCGCTCAAAGTTATGATCCTTACAGTGACTGGGGGGTAAACCCTAAAGGCCAGCAAGTCAACGCAATGGGCCAGAGGAAGACCATAGGCTTTTCTCCAGACCGTGCTCCTTCTCGCGGGTTTGGTGGTCTCAACGAGCATTACGCCAGACAAGCTTATGATGGCTCACCCAAAGCCATTGAGGATTATGCCAGTGAAGCACGCAAGGCTGGGGAGCTCGTAGGCAACGCTGGTGGGCGGATGCTCGATACATGGGAAAACCGTGGGTTCAAGACCCACCTTTCCGACAAGAACCCCTATGCACAGCCAGCAGGGCCAGTGGCACCAGTTGCCCCGTCATTACCACCCGGTGCGCCTTCGGCAGACAGCATGGCTTTTGCTGAAAAGGCAGCACCCAGAGATCTTGAAGATCGTGGCAATCCGGCACCCCCACGGCCCGTAGCTGGCCGCACTCTCGACAACCAAGAATGGGCCAACAAGCCAGCACCCAAGGGCGGGGGCGGCGCGGCAGCCCCAGCAGTCCCTGGCAGCGGCGGCAATGATGAGCCTGGCAGCGATGAAGCCCCGCCCGAAGAACCAACAGATGAGGGGGGAGGAGACCCCGGTGAAGGTGGGGGCAGCAGCGGCGGGCCAACTCCGCAGCCCAAGCCTGAAGATCCGAACCTTTTGAAAGTGCCGTTGCCAATAATCAACCGTGCAGCAAAACCTCCTCCGATGCCTTCTCCTATGGGGAATGACAATTCAGGGCAGGCAGCACCCAGGTACCAAGGCATCACAGATTCCGGCTGGGGACAGTCCGCAGCAGAATCGGCAGCACAGAGCAGGCCGTCTCCACAGCCTGTCAGCAACCGTGTTTCGGCCAACCCATACATGACCCGTGCAGACAATGTGGCACAAGCTAAAGCAGCGGGCACTTTCGACAACATCCGCAACGGGTACAACCGGGACAACATGGAGCAGGGGTATGTGATGAACCCGGCAGGCGACATCATCCAGAACAAGGACATCCAGCAGGATTATGCCCGGTCCCAGTTGCAGCCAATGGCTGATGAAATCGCAGCCCGGAGAGACTTTGCCCGCGGTGAGGCCCCAGTGATGTTCACTGATCCCAACGAGAGCCCGACAGCCGATGAGATGAACCCGCAGCCACGGCGTGCGGTCAAAGTGAACCCGTATGGCACAGCCACAGCCACATATGGCAGCAGCCCACCCGCTGGTGGCACTATGGAAGATCCGCTGACCGGCGCAACGGTTCCAATCAAGCAGTGGACCAACGATCAGAGTGCTGTGCAGGCCACCAAGTATGGCCCTGGCGCTGCTCAGGCGGGGGCGGATTATCTGAACCCTAAAAGGATCGCAGCCAGCACCGAACCACTTGGGCAGGACGACGCTGAGCAATACCGTGCCATCGCCCGAGGGGGTAAAATCCCACGCTCCTCGAAAGCATGAACACTCGCCTGACAGTAGCGGAAGCGCGGGATCAATTGTGGCAACTGGCTGATCCATCTGACCGGAACAGCCCGATGTTCCTGTACATGCTCAACGAGATCTGTTCCAAGCTCATAGAATCTGGAAAATGGAAGGGCTCAGTGGTCCACGTCACTTTTGATTCGTCGGCTGGCTACATCACCCTGCCGCCCGAGGCTTTCTCGGTCATGGCCATGACGTACAACCGGGTGCCGGGCATGACTTTCACCCAGTTTCACCAATATCAGGAGAACGGCCCTGGCAACTTGAAGGACACCCTCAACTGGACAGGCATTCTGATGGAGATGGGGGATGGGTTTGTCACCCAGACCGACATTCCTGAAGGTGTTGCCACCAACCTCCGAGTCACCTTGAGCAATGCAGCGGACGCGGCGAAAGTGTTTCGTCTGTTCGGTCAGAACGGCTCCAACCAGCCCATCTATGATCTGACCACGGGAGTGGAAGGCATCAACCTGACGAGTGCTTTCCCTTCTGCTGACACCCCGACCACCACGTCCCAGCTTTTTTCCAAAGTCACAGGCATCCAGGCTCCAGCCAACCTGAAAGGGTCATGGACACTCTCTTATCTGGTCGATGGCACGGCCACCCAGATTGGTCAGTATCTGCCATGGGAGACCATCCCTATCTACTCCCGCTACCAGACCGGTGTGGCTGAAAAGACCATCCGCATTCTGTGCCAGCGCCGGTTCCGCAAGATGGTCAACGAGACCGATTGGGTGATCCCAGGCAACATTGGCGCTCTCCGTGAAGGGTTCTGGCACCTGAAGTATTTGAACTCCTCGGACGACGAGAAAGCACAGATGAAGTTTGACCGTGCTCTCTACTGGCTCAACAATGAAGCGCGTTCGTTCCGTGCCGGGGCCATGACGCCCACCAATGTGCAGCAGTGGGGGTATGCAGGCTACTACGGCTGGACCGGCGCTGACTATTGATCCCACATTATGCCACCCCCAGCCACCAGTCCTGCAATGCGTGAGTTCGGTTATGGAGCACGCCGTGCTCTGGAGCCATACCGCAGTCCTGACGCCCAGACCTATCAAGATCCGAACGTCAAACCGTATTTCCGCATGAACCAGCTCCCGGCTGCGGAGCGCAACAGTCTTGCGTACAGCGGCTATGCCCGGCAACAGGACAACATGGTGCTTCAGGAAGACCAGATCAACCAGCAACTGGCTGCCCAGCGTGAGAAACTGGGTCAGGACAAGCGCAAAGTGGCTCGACTTGAACAGGTGCAGGACGTGGAGGATCAGGCCAACGAAGCATTGAACTCGGGAGTGCCTGCCAATCAGGTCATTCAGCAGTTTCCGGGACTGGTGCAGTCCCCGGCGTTTGGCCGGTATGCCCAGTTGGCCAAGATGGCATCGCCTGCCCAGCAGACACTGGCCCCCCACTTCCGCAAGAGCCTCAAGAGCCCAATTGCCCGGCAGTATTTTGACAAGCACTTCCAAGTCACCGGAGATGCCACCCAAGCACATGACCTCGCGCAGGCCGACGAGATGAATGACAATCTCAAGGTGGATCTTATCAAACACGGGGTGCCCTTCGACATCGTTGAAAGTCAGCAACGGTGGACTCCTCTGATGGCTCAGTCGGCCATCCAGACTCACGGTAAATCCAAAAAGGACAATCTTGATGAGCTGGGCTATCGCAAGGCCGTGTCCAAGTATTTCGATGACATGAAAGCTGAAGAGGATGTGATCGGTAAACCCCGTGACATGCTCAAAGTGAAAGAGGACATAGACAAACTCCGTGGAGTGTTCTTCCCACAAGCACCTGTGGCATCCCCCGTCGTCCCCGGTGCAAAACCGGCAGCATCCAGCACCCCGACCAAATCGAAAGTGCAAGTTTTGGCTGAGCGTTATGGCATCATCAAACCTAAAGTCACACAGCCATGAGCCCGTGGGAAGAAGTTGAAAAAGACCCCGAGTTCTCCACTCTGGCTCCACAGGACAAGGCTGCTCTGTTTGACGACTGGCACAAGTCCACAGTTGAAGAGTTCCACAAAGACCTCGACCCCGATCAAATTGACAGCGCCGGGATGCGTGGGTTCCTTGCTTCGGGTCAGGCCAAGCGACGGGAACTGCTTGGTGAACCGGTGGCCCCGGAGCAGGCAGTCAAGGAGTTCGATCAAAGCTTGCAGGCCCGCAGCAAAGCACAGCAGCAAGCACTCAATGACTATGACGAGCTGGAGAAGGCACGCTTCGCATTGAAAGATGCCGGGCTCACCCAGCAGTTTATGTCCGGCTTTGGTGAATCCGAAGCAGGGAGTGCCCCACAGGAGGCCACTGAAAACAAGCAGAAAGAAATCGAGGCCATCCGCAGCCGGATCACCCCAGAACTTGAAAAACAGGCCAAGGAAGCACGGGAAGCCCTTCGTGGTGAGCGCCCGGCAGCCGTTCTCGGCAGTGACATCTATACAGACCCCTCGCTGGTTCTCGACAAGGAGAAATACCGGCAGGCCATTCAGTCCACCGACGCGTCGCCCGAGGCCAAACTGCTGGCGCTCGCGGACTACAACACCCGGCGTGACGATTTTGCCAAGAAGGCTTTGAACACGTTCAACACGGCGGGTGAAGCTCCAAAGCCATACTTCTTTGGTGCTGAAAAAGTGCTGCCTGAGATGACCTCTTTTGCCAAGTGGGAATCCGAACAACCACCAGAAGTGCGTTCCAAACGACCCGAAGACAAAGCTCTCGATTACCTGCGCACCATGCAGGGCCGTCCGGGGTTCCAGAAGATTGTGAGTGCCATAGGTACTGGGACAATGCAAGGCGGTGCTGATGTGGCTAGTCAAGGGATCGGCCTGGCAGCCATGACCACTGGCAGCGACGCTCTGGCTAAGAAAGCCGGGGAAGTCGAGAAAGGTAGCCAGTTGATGTCCGAAGTGCAGAACCTTGAAGGTGACACAAAAGGGACAGATGTTTTTGATGTGGGTGGTGTGAAAGCTAATGCAGCAACTACGTTGGGCGGTCTTTCCCGTCTCGGTGTGGGCATGGCCCCGGCCATCGGTGCTGGTGTGCTCACTGGAGGCAGTCTCCCCGCAGCCGCGTTGGCAGCCGGTGCCCAGACAGCCGGTGCCCAGTTTCCGACCACCTACAATGCCATGATCGAGCAGGGCAAGACCCCAGAGGAGGCACTGAGTGCTTCCCGTGGTGCCGCCGTGCTATCAGGAGGCATCACGGCAGCCCTGACAGCCTTGGGTGGTTACAACGGTGTGGAAGCTCTGGTGCGCCGTGGCGGCATGGAGGCTGCCCGCAGCAAGCTCAAGTCGGTGCTGCTGACCGGCCCGCTCAAGGAAATTGCCGAAGAACTGCCCGACGAACAGGCCAGTCAGATCATTGAATCGAGTCTGACCAATCCTGACAAGCCGGTCTCACAGGTGGTCGATGAGTTCATGGCCAAAGCGCCGGACCTCGCCTTGCAGGTGGGCCTTCTTGGCGGAGCCGGTGAAGCCTTCTCCAAGCAAGGCACCGTCCCCGCAGTGCCAACACCTGCGGAGCAGCAACGCACTCCTGTAAACTCGGCTGGTCTGGGCCGCACCGTGGGTGAAGTCGTCGCTGAAGCGGATGCTCTCAAAGCCAAAGCACAGCAGCAAGCTGTTGAATCTGGCTCCCCTCTGCTGGCTCAAGCCATTGCAGAAAATGTGGCTGCCCCCACTCCCGAGGCTCAAACGGAGGAAACAGGAGAAACCGCAGAGCCAAGCGAAACACAGGAGCCGGGGGCAGCCGGGCAGACCACAGAACCACTTTCTGATACAGAAGTCAAGGCGACAAATGACCAAATCTCCCCCACCAACGAAACACCAACAAACCAAGACAATGCCACTCAGCAAGAGCCCATCCAAGAAGGCGTTCTCCAAGAACGTCAAAACCGAGATCAAAGCCGGGAAAAAACCGAAGCAGGCCGTAGCGATAGCGTACAGCGTTCAGCGCAAGGCCAAGAAGAAGTAGCCCCGACCAATATCACCAACAACGTGGCCCTGGTCGAACAGGGCCACGTTGATCAGCATGCAGGTGAGTCGCGAACTCCGGCAGAGGGGTCGATCTCTGACGTTACCACAGGAAAAATGGCTGATAATAAGCCATTGTCAACTATTGACCCGTCTGTACAGGGGGTCGTCACACTTCAACCGGAGCAACTGGCTGCTCTCACACCGAACCCGGCTGAGATCGAGCAGGCCATTCAAGACAACCAGACTCCAGCCCGTGAGTCGATGGACCTGAACAAAGCCGGACCCATCTTGGTGATCCGTCAGAAAGACGGCACCCTGAAGGTGGCCCAAGGGCACCACCGTCTGGCCCGTGCTTTGCGTGACAACGTGCCTCTGCGTGTGGACATTCAGAACGAAGCCACAGCCAAACCGCTCAAGAGCATCCCAGACCGCATCAAAGAGTCTTCGCTTTCACCACGGACCACCTACCCGACGCTCGTTCAGGACATCAAGAACCTCACTGGCAATACTGCAAGCAAATTGCAGGAAGTCGCTGATGCCCTCCTGCCTGAACCGATGGCCCGGCCTACGGCTGAGAAAATCGCCCGTCGTCTGATGGAGGACAACGCCGTGCAACGAGAGGCCGGTGCCGCCCGTGAACGCGCTATCGAACGCAAACTCATTGGCGAAGAGAAAGCCCAGCGTGGAGACGAGCGCCCGGTCAGCGATGACAAGGCCCCCGTCACGCAGGGAGATTTCGTCACATGGCAGGATGAGAACGGAGCCATGCGTGAAGGTGTGCTCACCAAGGCCAGCGCCGGACGCGGCAGCCTCGGAGAGCCGATGTCCGAAGTGACCCTTGAAGACAGCCAGGTGGTGCAGGTGCCACGGCGCGAACTGCAACCGCTCATGGCCAGCAGCCGGGGCAACCCGGTGCAGGCATCCCGTGCCGAGGCCATTGAGTCTTTGCGCGGCCATCTTGGCAAGGAAGTCTCGGTGGGTGTGTCAGCCGTGGACGCCATCAACGGGGCTGCCGAGCTTCAGGGAGATGTGCCCGGCGTGCAGAAAGCATGGGTGGGCACCAGTGACGAGTTTCTGGCTGACGAGGGGCTGCGCAAAGCGTTCCCGCAGGTCAACAAAGCCATGACAAGCCCCGACAGCAGCCGGTTCGAGGGGTTGTTCTCGGGTGGCCGTGCGTTCGTCTTCACCGACAACGTGGGCATCTATGAAGGTGACATCGAACTGGCCGCACAGGAGGGCATGCCACCCGGTCAGGCTGCGGTGCAACGGGTGATCACGCACGAAGCTCTGGTGCATCGTGGGTTCTATGCCCTCGACAAGCCGACACGGCAGGCACTCTTGCGCTGGGGTGAGCAGAACATTTACGAAGGTGAGATGGACGCCAAGGCCGAGGAGTACGGCGTCGGTGCCAACTGGCGCTCAGACGTGGGCTCCCGCGAGTGGCTGATGGAGGAAATCATGGCCAAGATGATCGAGCGGTTGAAGGCACCGCCGAAGTCGGGGCCGCTGAAGCAATTGTGGGACATCCTGGCGAGCCTGTGGCGCAAGCTCACCGGCAGAAGCCGCGAAGTCACATTGAAAGACATCCACGACGTGGCGAAGCTGCTGCGCACGGCGCTTGAACTTGCCGAGAACAACGTCCAGACACGGGACGGAATGCCGATCAGGGTTGAGGTGGTGAAGCCGTCGATGGCGGGGGAACGTGGTGCTCTGGATGCTGAGTACATGGCAGCCGTGGAGTCCGGCGATGTCGCGAAGCAGCAGGCGATGGTGGACGCGGCGGCGAAGGCTGCGATGCCTGATAGTGTAGTTCATGAACGCATGTTGTCATCCAAGGAGCGCCGTCAGGACAAACCGCTCCTGAAGACATATCACGGCACTGATCAGGAGTTCAATACTTTTGAATCTGGCAGACCTACTGCGGATGACTGGGGCTTCTTTGGCACGATAGAAACTAACAGGCATGGCAGCTTTTTCGCTGAGAACAAAACCTTTGCGGAGACATACGCCAAAGCGCGGCAAGGCAAAAGGGTCATCAGCGTGTTCTTAAATATCAAGAATCCATTTCAGTTCACGGATGCACAGGACATTCTGGAATCGCGAGAATTCGGGGAAGAGATGACCGCAGACTTTCACATGGCGCGGTGGCTCATGTCCCTGAAGCATCAGTGGGAGGCATTTGATGGCAGGGAGGGTGTGGAGTTCACAAACTGGCTGAGATCAAAAGGATACGATGGTGCTTTCATTCAAGAGGATGGGCACGGGTTAGTGGATGCAGAAGAAGTGCAAGACGTGTGGGTGGCACTTGACCCCAACCAGATCAAATCCGCCGATCCCATCACCCGCGATGCCAATGGCAACGTGATCCCGCTCTCACAGCGGTTCAACACGGAGTCCAATGACATCCGGTTCTCTGTCCGCCCCACATACACATCACCCCTCGACCAGACTCTGGCCAACACGGCCAAAGCCGTTCGTCTCATGCGTGACGGGCCTCCCGCCGTGCCGGTGAACCTGCAAGAGGTCTATCAGAAAGCACAGGTGGGCAAGTCCTCGGCCATGGTGTCGCTTGATGACATGTTTGCCGAGGCAAAGAAAACCCACCCGGACCTCACCGAGGCCGAGTTTGGCCAGCAGGTGCAGGCGATGTACGATGACAATGGTGCCTACATCGAACCGGCTGACTCACCCACCGCGATGCGCGAGGCCGGGGAGAAGTACAACGTGAGGACGCAAGGAGTTCCAGCGTCATATGTGATGGTGCTTGATGGGGCACCACCAAATGCATCTTTCCGCCCCGAGGTGGCTGAAAAACTGAAGCGCGTTGTAGAGGTGGCCCAGACAGCATCTGGTGGCATCACAGAGTCTGAGCAACCACAGACACAAAGCCCGGCTGGGGTCAATCCTGTTCACACATTCACACAGCAGTCGGGTGAATCCCATGTGGATGCTGCTGTGCAGATTTTTGACGCTATGGAATCTGAAGGCGTGTCCAAGGAAGAATGGGTTGACGAAATCACCAGCCCAGCCGTGATCCGTCAGCTTGGCATTGATAATGACATGATGAGCGTTCTGCTGGCCGAAGCAATGCGCCGGGATGCCCCTGGTGCTTTCAGTGCTTATGAGGTCACTCGTGAGCGTGCAGGTCGTGCTCTCGGCAGCGGGGCCATGATCCACAACCATCCACGGTATCAGCATCTCTTCGTGCTCAATGGCATCAAGAAAGAGCATCAGCAGCAGGCCAATGACATTGCCGAGGCCAACGCCGACATCAAAACCGATGAGGTCAAGAAGATTGTTGCCGAGTCTGGCCGCACGGCTGACCAAGAACTGGCTGATGATGCCATGGAAGCCGCATTCCGTGAAGGGGAAGAGGCTTTGAACAAGGAGAACAAAACCTTGTGGAGTAACCTCAAGGACTGGATCACAGAGATTGGGGTTATTTTGCAGATCAAGGCAGCCAGAAAAGCCAAAGCGGACAAGAATGCAGCAAAACCATCTGCGTCATTGGCTGGTGTCGTTTCTCAAGCTCGATACGAAGAATTGAACAACCTGTCAGATGATCAGCTTGATGCACTTTTTGCAAAAAGACAGAATGACATTTCTGCTGCTGCCAAGAAGATGCTGGGCAAAGGCCCCAAGGCAAAGGCTAATCCTGATGCCAGGCGCATCGCCACGCTGGTGAACCGGCTGTCCGAACAGCTCGGGGTGCCAACTGACATCACATCAGCGGTGGAAGCTTTGACGGCTTCACAGGACTCGCTCAAGAGCCAGTTCGAGCAGAGCATCGTGGACTCGCTGGTCGGTAAAGTTCGCAGTGCCATCACGCCGAAAAAAGCCCCCAGCAAAAACCTCAACAGCGTCATCAAGCAGATCACGCGCATCCTTGCTGACAACCTCAACCTGCCCAAGGCCACAGGCCCAACCGAGTCTCTGGGTGAGAAGGCCATTGATGCGTTTGGCCGGGTGCGCAACAACGAGCAACTGATCCGTGAGGCATGGGAGAAGGCCCGTGAGCAGATCCGTGCCACGCTGGCCAAGCGGGCCACCGAAGGACTGGAAGGTCTGACCGAAGAAGAGGCTGCCGACATCGAGCAGCAGCTGGACGACCAGCTCGCAGCCATTGCCGCCGAGGTGCCCGCACACCTGTGGGCGCGTGGACAGGCATTCAGCGTGCTCCGTGACGCGCTGGCCGAGACCGCGTTCGACAACAACGAGAAGATCATGGACAATCCCGAGGGCGCTCTCAGGGCGGCTCAGGGCAAGATCAACGAGGCCGTCGAGAAAGTGGGCAACGTGGACCCGGCACGCTGGGTCAGCAACCAGCCCTACATCATTGCCGCGTTCAACCAGCTTGTGGCAGACCTGCGTGCCGCCAAGGTCAGGTCCAACGCACGCCGTCGTGCCGCTCAACGGGCTGGCGTGTTCTCCCCGGCTGTGACTCAGACGTTCAACCGGCTATTGGACATTGCCCGCAAGCGTTCGGGTGACAAGACCCCGCTGCTGCCGGAGAACATTTCATGGGGCAAACTCTTTAGCAGCTCCCCGCAGTCGCAGGAGGCCAAGGCCAAGTCGATGATGGAGTACATGAAGGCCGATCCGGTGCTCTCGAACCTCACGGCAGCCGAGCAGCAGGAACTGGCCGACATGTTTGCCAAGCAATGGGAGGCCAAGCGCACGGCCCTGACCGAGGCCAAGGTGGCAGCCGTGCTCAAGCGCCGTCATGCCACGGCGAAAGGCAAGGAAGCTGTCAAGGGGGCCATTCCGAAGTTCATCCAGGCCATCAACCGGGGTGAACTCAACAACGACATCATTGCTCAGGACATTGCCGAGAAGTTCGGTTTTCAGAAGCTTACTGATGACGAGAACAAGAAGCTCGAAACACTGGCCAAGGAACTTCAGCAGCCCGACATCCCGGTGCATGAGCGCCGGGCCAAGACGGATGAGATTGTCAAGATCATCGCCCGCAAGACCGGACTCTCGACTGCCGAGATTCTGTCGGCATGGTGGGTGACTTCCGTGCTCTCCGGCCCCCGTACCATCTTCACCATTGGGATGGCCTTCCTGAGCGGCGGATTCGAGGTTTTCACCCATGCCATGGCCACGGTCATCAATGCCCACCTGCAAGGCAGACGCTCGGAAGGCACTGATGCGGCGATGCAGTCGATCACGAATTACTTTAAGTCATACCCACGGGCTGTACAGTTGGCATGGCAATATGTCAGGACTGGTGACAAGAACCTGCTGGCCGACTCTGACCCGGCATTCATGCAGTTCTTCGACACCGGGCGCAACAACCCGCAGTCCATCGGCTGGCGCATGACGCAGAGCAAGAACCCCGCCACACGCACGTTGGGCCGGTTCATGCATTTCTTCGAGAAGATGCTCACGGCGGGGGATTTGTTCAACTCCACGATCACCCGTCATGGCATGCTGCCGGTGGCTCAGTTCCTCAACAGCAAGACCTACGAGAAAGCTCGTGTGGCCAGTGAGACCGATCTGGCGAACTACCGCAAGAAGGCGCTTAACACATGGTGGGGTGACGAAGAACCCAAAACATGGCAGCAGCAGGCGCTCGTCACCCGCCAGGCCATTGACCTGATGGAAGCCGTGCTCTCCAAATATGCCAATGTCCTCGAAGATGCCAACTTTGTGGCCGCGCAGGGGGCCATGACACTCAACCCCGAGGGGCTGGGTGGAGGTATTTATAATATTATCCGAGGAGCATCAAACAGGGCAGAAAGTTTCTCAGCAAAATATGTCAAATACACTGGCAATCTCAAAGCTGAAAAAGAAGGACTGGTAAAAATGAAAGCCCAGCAGGCTATTGCTGTGCTTACACATTTTGCGACTCACCAAATGCTTAACGTTGTGGGCCTTCGTTTTGCTCGGTTTGGAAGCAACAAGCTCAACCAAACTCTTGGGTTTATCCCGTTGCTCGGGCTTGCCCGTCTTTTTGAGAAAGATTACGCCGGACAGGTCAAAAACCAGGCCATCATCAAAAACCAAGTGATCAGCGCCGCCATCGCCATGGCGGGCATTGTCATCCTCAAGGCCATAGCGGATGAGCCAGACGACGATAAACGTGGATGGGGGTGGCAAGGTTCATGGGCCGGACTCACATCGGCTAAAATCAAACAGCTCATGGCTGCGGGGTTGAAGCCAAACTCAATCAGCTTCAATGGGCATGTTTTCAACTATGCCAACTGGCCTGTGTCGAGCTTGTTTGCTGCCATCGGTGCCATGGCTGACCGAATCAAATATGACCCCGAGGATTGGAAAAAAACAACAGATTCAGAAATTGTGGCCACCGTAGCATGGGCAGCAGGTTCATCCTTTGCCGATACTACAGCACTATCTCAACTCATGGAAATTTTCGGCAGCAATATCCATTCACACGACCCTGTAGATGCTTCAATCAAGAAAGTCTCGAAAGTTCTTGGAAACTACACTGGCGGTTTCATCCCTCGTATTTTCAAAGAAGTCGATCTGGGGGCTTTTGGCACCTATGGGGGCACCGTGGGCAGCGGCAAACTGCGCAAGTACGAGGGATGGGAAAACTTCGCCAAGGAGATCCCGATCTACCGGCGCTACGTGGGTGGTCCGCTGCTCGACATTTTCGGCAAACAGGTCGAGGTGAGCCGCACCCCATGGAGCCGCGAATACCAAGCACAGCCCGAGGCCAGGGAATACCGTCTGCTGGGCCAGCTCGGCAGCAACGGCCTGTGGCTCACCCCGGCTGACCCGGCCAACCGTCGTGTGGGTCGTGGCAAGCGGTCCCGTGAGATGACCGATGCCGAGCAGAAACGGTTTGTCACCTTTGTGGGGAACAACTACCGTGATCTGGTCTTGAAGCATGGAGAACGCCTCACCAAGATGCCTCACGAAAATGCCAAGGAATTGATGGGGAAACTCTCAGCCGCCGCCCGTGACCGCGCCGAACGGGCAGCCCTTGTCGCACCAGCTACTCAGCCATGAAATCACCCCGCCACGAACACATGATGCCCCAAGGGGGGTGGAAATACACAGACACGATCACGGGTGTGGTGTGCAATGACAACCACCTCGGGGCTGTGCTGGACCGGGTGCGCCGGACGTGGATCGCCAATGGCATTGACCCCCCGCCGATGTGGGAGGAAATGGTCAAAGATCAGATGTGCCAGCAGAACCCCGGCCTCGACTGTCTCGAAGTGGGGGAGATCGAACGAGTGCTCTCACTCGATGACATCTGGCGCTTCGCCAACACGGCGCTGAAGTGGCTTCAGGACGGCGGCAAATGGGTGTCCAAGGAAGAGTCAGACCGCCGTGCTGCCGTCTGTGCCGGGTGCCCGTTGAACATCCATGTGGATGGCTGCTGGGGCTGCCGTGGGGCCATCAAGTGGCTGGCCGAGCGTGCCGGGATGCCGCCACCCACGACCAGTGATGACAAACTGCAAAGCTGCAAGGCATGTGGATGTTACAACAAGGTGGCCGTCCACATGCCTCTCGATGCCATGGACATCACTGGGGTGGAGTTTCCCGAGTGGTGTTGGAAGAAACCGGTGGTGTGATGTCTTCCAAGAGAGTCTTGCCTTCGTGGAAAAGACGTTCTTGTTGAGAGTCGATGCGCCAGCCTTTCCATGACCCTTTGGGTCTTTTTGCTCTGGGGCTTATTGAACATATCCCAGAAACAGCATTGCAACATCTTTGGCCTAGTTTTGCCACAGCATCATTAGGATCAAACAAGTGGCCATTTTCTCTGACAAACAACATGAGATTTCTAAAAGTGTAGATTTGGTTATCAGGAGATTTAATACGCCATACAAGTGCGCATTGGTGATTTTCTCTCTTTTTTAACAAGGTCTCAGACATCCGGCCTTTGTAATGTGGGCTATGTATAGTTGTATCTATTTTGCCTTTATGCTTTTCTTTAATGGAATCCAGACGCATGCAATGCCCCCTAATGAAACGAGCGCCTTCACAGTCAACTTTTTTGCCGCAACCACACTCACATGGCATTGATGATTTCTTTTTGTGTAATAAATAGTATCGTTTTGCATAATCCTGTTTTTTGGAGTGGTTTTTAGCTCTGTACCATTTCACATAAAGAGGGTTACTTTTACCATTTACATATCTTGGTGGCCTGTCGGATTCAGTTGTCATAACACAAATCGTTATCACATAAAAAAGCCCCAAGCAATGACATTTTACGTTATCACTTGGGGCGGCTTTTAAAATCAATCAGCTCAAAGGGTCCACTTCTTCCTCGGTAGCCACAGCAGCCTTCTTCGAGATCCACCCAGGCCCAGCCACCTCAAACCCGGCAGCGATGACATCAGCCTTCAACGGCTTCAGGTCTGTGCCCACATGGCCGATGTCCTTGGCCAGATCGGACAGACGGTAAGCGCCACGGGCCAGCTTCATGTTGATCTGGGAGGCCAGAAAGCTCTCTTCGGGCTTGGCCGGTGCAGCGGGGGCTGGTTCTTCCACCTTGGGCACGACGACCTTGATCTTCTTGCTGCCAGCCGTCACCAACTTGCGCAGGGACTCGTCCTTGCAGCCATGCACCAGCACGGCGGTGGCAGGCACCAGACCGCCACGGGAGCGCACCAGTTTGTCGGTGGCCACAGCCTTGCAGGTGATGCCGTCAGCAGTGAGTTCGTATTCGTGGGTGTTCCACATGTCGGCAATAAGGTCACTGTTGACCCGGCCCACGGCCTTGATGCCACCACGGATGTAGGTGTCAAAATTTTCCTTGGGGTTCGAGGCCAGCGGGTTGCCGAGATCCTGGATGAGCGGACGGATGGCCTCGTCAATGTGCATGGTCGGAGGATAGACACCCACTGCCATCATGTAGTCCTCGCCGGGGCGCATCTCCAGCTTGCCGTTCACGTTGAAAGGCAGGGGCACCACATTGCCGTAGCACGGTTTACCCTTGGCGCGGTAGTCGTTCTCGATGAGGTCGAGCCAGCCAGGCACCAGCGGGGACGAGTCCACCTCAAGCCAGAGGAAAGGGTCCGAGTTCTGAGCCCTGCCCAGATTGAAAACAGCGCCAAAGAACAGCACACCGCCGTCCATGGGCATCCCGTATTCAGGTTCATAGAGAGCCTGTTTGACAACAACTTCCTGCATGCTGGGCCTGAGACGTTCAGCCTGTTCATGCACCTGCTCGATGACCGAGGGTGCCGAGAAAAAGAAGCAGTTGTGGTTGGAGAGACCGCCGAAGTGAATCAGAGTGTCAATCAGGTTCGGGAGCGCGTGGATGTCGTGGCGGGAGACGGGGATGACGAGTTTCATGCTTGGGTGGGTTGTGGAATTGGTGTGTAAATAGGGTAATCAAAGTTCTCTACTTGGTGGGGCAGATATTTCAGTGGTAGCGGATCAGGGATTTCCAAAGCAACAAGAGAGAATCCCTGCTTTTTAGATTCTTGCCAAAACTCTCCACATTTGCTCCCATCTCTCCCTGCATAGCCTGTCTTGCTGACATAAAAATCAAAGATTACACGTTCTCTGTCTGTGGAGAAAAAGCTTGGCAAAAGGTTGCCCACAAGGTCTGAAATGGCGAAGTATGTCATATCTTGTGTCCGGCGTTTTGCATGGCGAGTTTATACTTGGAACCGCCCATGTCAATGTTACTGAAAAAGGAAGGCAGCCGGTCAAAGTTGTGCCGCAGCACGGCAGCACGGGCCTCAAGGACTGTCGGGAATCTCTCGCGCTGATTGCGGGACACCGCCGAGGCCATGGCTTCAATGTGCTGCTGGCTGACTTCGCCGGGAAACTGCCAGCCACCGGGAGGCACGACGGACGGGTTGATGTCCTTCACGTCGAGGGTAAACTTCATCTGGTGTTCGCCGGAACCACCGATGTCCGGCAGCAGGCAGTCACCGAAGCCGCAGAACACACCGTTGGCGCGTCTGAAGATGCAGTCGGGTATCCACAGGCAGGTCTCCTGGATGGACCTGTGTTTGAGCCCTTCGTTGATGGCATTGGCACAGGACTGGTTGCCGATGAACAGCTCGGACCCGGCGATGAGTTCTGCCGTCTCCAGCATGTTGCTGGTGGGGGTGAAATCGACCTTGCCGAACTGAGCGCAGAACTGGTGGTGCTCATGGGGCAGTCCGATGAACAGCAGCCGGTCTCCATAATGACGGACCACATCAGACCATGAGAAAAAGTCATTCCGGTACCGCTCAGTGCGGTTGATGACGATCCTTCCCTTGGTCAGCGGGGATGGTGTGACAGTCAGCCATGGCTCATCGAGTGAGAAGTCCTGCCCGATGCCGTGAACCTTGATCAGGTTGTTCAGGTGGGCCTGCATCAGGGACTCGCCGGGGGCGAAGAACTTGCCATTGTCACGGAATCGTTCGCTGGCCCAGTCCACAGAGGCAGATGGCTCGATGATCTTGACCTCTTTGATGTAGGGCTGCTGGACGGCCAGAGGGGCAATCAGATCGTAGAGCTTTTGGATGTCCTGTGAGTTGCGGTATTTGGTGCTGTTGCCATAACGCAGGCACAAGGTATGTGGGCCATCAGGGATCTGCCGGATGACGCCGAGGAGGAACGTGGCATCGCCCAAGTCACCAGTTGTGCTAACAGAAAATCCCATATTTTCAGCAGTTTGCAGGGTCAAATTCAAATTCGTCGGGATACCACACCATGTTGCCTTTGATGGGCTTCCTGAGTGTGAATGGGTTCTTGCAATGGGCACATGCCGACTTGGCACCTTCAGAAACCATGTGATCTCCGGTCATATGCTCAAGGCCAATGGTGGCCAAGCAGCAACGGAGAACACCGGGGACCGAGATTCTGGTTTCCTTGATATTGACGGGTTTGCTCATAGTGCTCTAAAAAGTGATTTGTTGCAGGCGTGAGCCAGGTTCCCCGACTCAATGGCTGGCGGGATGCCCGGACGCTTTGGGCAGTAGCGCCAGAACGGCAGATCCGGGTTGGGGCGGAACCCGGCAGGACGAGGCTTGTCCGTCCAGCCATCGAGACGCAGGGCAAGCCGGAGAATGAACAGGGTGAACTTGATGAAGAAGGGTTTCATTTTCATACTTCAAAACCCCTCCCCGGCAGCACAATGTTCATAAGCCCTTGTTTCTTGTCCTTGTGGAACAGCACCGCCTTGTCACCGACCACGGCAAGGTCACGCGGGAACTCATGTAGCGTGGCATCACCTTTCTCGTCATAGATGCCATAGCTGTGACGAATCAGATCAGTTCGCCCGATGAGGTCGGGGTTCTGGCGCACGATGATTTCATCAAACCCCACATGTTTTTCACTGACTGGGGCATGATCAAAAGCGTTCGGACCATGGACACCAATGCCGGAAAACACGTCATGCGGCGGATTAAATTGGAGCGGGTAAAGGTACTCCTTGCCCTGCCGGTAATACTCGTCGGTGAGAGCCTGGGCCCAGCCTGGTTTGAGAGGCACGCAGTCGGCTTCAATCCAGATGAAGGGATTTCCTCTCATGAGGCCAGCCACCCAGCGGAACGAATCATTGGCGTTCTCAGGGTAAACCATGCCAGGAGGTTCTTCGAGCCTCTGGAACTCATGGATGATGGTGCCGTCGAGTTCAAGGCAGAACCGGGCCAGCCGTTTGACTGCTTCGGCCTCATGCGGGGCTTGGTGGATGACGACGGGGAGAGTGGTCATGATTCAAGGGAATCCCAAATAGAACGAATGAGCTGTTTCTTGCATTTGGTGCATAAGTCTGGTGGGCCACCAAATCCTGTTTGGTGCGCTTGAAAACCAAAACGCACTGTTGTTGTGATAAAACATTGCTTCATCGAGTTCGTCGGGGAGCCTGTATCTACACCAAGGTATTCTTTCCCCCATGGAGTTTTGGCTTGAATGTCAGAAGACCGGCATTCCTCTACAGGAGCTTCACAGATGTCACAAAATTTCTTGTTCATAAAATCACAATTTCTGGTACACAATGCACAACTGGGCCAGAGCCCCGTTCATAGTTTGATCGAACTCCTTGTCGTCAAACCGGTTCCACTGGTACCCGTCGAGTTCGTAGCGCAGATCCACCAGAGTCAGGCCAGCCTGTTTGCCGAACTGGCGGATTTCCTTGAACCCAAAATGCCGGTGGTTCTTGGGGGCGGTTTCCAGATTCAGCAAGTCCCATGAGGTCTTGTGATCGTGGTTGAACTTGGCCGGGTTCGATGAGCCGTGCTGGAAGTCATTCCACTTCTCGTATGCAGAGAAAAGTGGCACAAGAATGTAGGCATAACCACCTTCCTTGAGCACACGGGACCAGTTGCGAATGGCCGTCTCAGGGTCTGAGAGATGTTCGAGGCAGTGGGCGCTGACAATGCAGTCGAACGTCTTGTCATCAAGCGTTGCAAGGAGTGTGGCATCACCATCTTCAAGATCCCAGCCTCGAACGGTTGATGGTGGTGAGAGCTTGATGGGGTCCGGGCCACAGCCGATGTCGAGTACCTGCCCCTTGATCCATTCGTAGTCACCAGCACGCAGACGGGCCGGGTGTGATTTGGTCATTTCGTCCATCTTGCACTTCTAACCTTGACGCCTCCATACCGTCAAGCATATTTACTGCATGGCAGACGAAAAACCGTTGTCCCGGCAGCGCCGATGGCAGATTGCACAGAAGGCGAAAGGCCGGTGTCCCTACTGTGGGCAGCCGTCCGAGGAGGGCTACGATTCAGGTTTGTGCAGAAGACACCGGGACGCCAACACCGAGAGGCAGCGTGAGCGCAAGGTGACACGGTTTTTAAATTCACCAGACGACGGGGAGGACGACTGACATGGAAATGACTGAAGAGTTTTCTCGGGTGAACAGTTGCTTCCATGTTGCGTACAATCAGGCGCTTATGGCTGGCCGGTGGCCGGCCAAGATCCTGCTCGGGCCTGAAGAGTTTGAGGCTTGGAACGTCACGGTGAAGATGAATCCTGATTTTAAGCCGAATGCTGATTATACTTTTGAAGGTTTTCCCGTTCGACGCATGGAGCACCCCGGTGTTGCTGTGGAGACGATAGGGCTGCCAGTGATCGAACTGGGCATTTACAAGAACGGGGTTCCTCCATCATGAAAAAACGTTACCAAAAACAATCCAAGCCTGAGATGCCTTCACGTCGGAAACTGGCCTCAGAGCTTGCTGAGCAAAAGCAAAGGGCTGAACAGGCAACCCAACTGGCACGTAACGTAGCCCATTCAACAGACATTTTACGTGAGCGTGCTTTTCGCGCTGAAGATGAAAACCAGCGGCTGGTGAAGCAAATTGAAAAGATCACATCAGCAGGAGAGTATATCCGTGTTGTGTCATCGCCCAACTACTCTAGCCGGAATGCAATGATGGAAAGTGCTGCTTTTTGCCGTGTTGGCATGCCACGTTTCCATGTTGGTATTGATCTTGAGGTTTGCGATTTTCAAAGGCATGACCGAGGGCACCATGAATCTCTTATTGAAGCAATCGCTGATCAGATGTCACGGGAAACACGGGCAGTCGTTTTAAAGAATCTGAGGATTCTTTCAACCACGTAGCCCATACCCCCAGCCGCCACCATCGCCCAACGTTTCCACGGGCACACGGGGTGCCTTGGCGTTGAGGTCAATGACTGGGAACAGCCCGGCGCTTTTGGTGCTCACCGGCCTCTTGGCCGAGGTCTCCGTGCTGCTGAGCCCATGCTTCATACGGGCCATGTGGAATGCGAGGAAAAAACTGTCCGCTATATCAGGACTTTTCTTAGTTCTTAACTTCATGTCATCCTTGCTCTCGACACGAACCACACCACCGGTCTCCTCATACGTGCGGGCAACCATCTCGGTTACAATGTCGGGCTGAAGTCCCTTGACCTGCCCTGACCGGACAAATTCTTTGACCACATACCAGAGTTCACTGACCATGTTGCGGAATCGCTTGTTGCCGGGGCGCGGGTCATTCTTGGACACGGGCTTGTCGGAAGCCTTGCTGGAGAAATTCACGTTCATGGCCCCAGTGCCAAGGTCACGGGCAATCAGTGCGCCGAAAGGCTCACCGCCCCCGGTGCCGTCAAACGCGAGATCCCGCACGTCCACGCCATGCTCGTCGAGATGCTTCTTGGTGAGCTTCACCACCCATTCACTCTTCGAGGTGGATGTGTTGGTCATGTCGAGGTCGAGGATATAGAACTTGACCACCTCAAACACTTTCTGCGTGAGTCCGGTGTCTGGTGATTGAGCCAGGCCGACTTTGCCAATGGTGAGCACAGCGCGGTCCCCGCCATGGGTGAATGCAGGGTCAAGCCCCGCCACCATCTTGGGCGGTTCCACCCATGTCTTGACCTTGGCGTCCGCCCGCCATTTGATGATCTCAACCTCCGAGTAAATAGAGTCCACATTGCCGGTGGCACTCCACCAGCCACGGATCTGGGAATAGTAGATTGGAGTCTTGGACCCGAGACCGCCGAACTGGTTGATGTTTTCCAGCGTGAGCAGACCTTTCCACCGTTCGTAGCCGAGCAGCACGTTGGGAGATTTTTCACCGTCATAGCGCAAACAGTAGCCACGGATGCCGAATGGCTCAATCTCTGTCTCCCACTCGGTGCTGTTTTCATCGACTGTGTGCCACCCTTTGATCGGTTTGGAGATGACACCGCCAGGAGAATAGTAACTGGTGGGGTTGAACCCGGCCAGCAAGTACAGATCCGCGTTAGCTGACAAGTTGCCGAAGATGGTGTTGACGAGACTGTGCTCAAGGGTGTCGAACTCATCACCCACCACAATGAAGATGGGGGCCTTGGTGCCTTGGAGCTTGTCTGCGGACTCACGGGCGCTCCCCTTGTCGCCAGCCACCAGAGTCAGACCACGCAGCTCATGCTTCACTCCTTTGCTCTCGTAGCGGATGGTGTTCTTGGAGTCCATCAGCCTGCCGGGAAGGTTGTCTTCGCCGCCAAAGAACTTGCACAGGTGCTGCCAGATCAGCTTCACCTTGCCCCACACCTTTTGCTGGGCTGCTGAGATGGTGGTGGATGTGACAATGACCTTGGTGTTTTCCGGGTCGAGCCAGAACATCATCACACCGATCATTGCTATAATATCAGTTTTTCCCGAGGATTTGTGGCCCGCAAGACTAAGAATCTTTTTGTCTTTAAAATGTTTAATAACACGAACTGCATTTGGGTTCCATTCAAAATAATAAATTTTGCATGAGCTTTTAGGATCATGAAAAGGATCATTGAAAATACGTTTTACCAGCCGGGCAAAATGTTCTGCCCATGGAAGCATTTTCAGTTCCGGGTGCTCCCTTTTGAACTGGTCATAACGGACCAGCATGTTGCGTTCAATGGCCCAGTCTGGGATCGGCACCAGCCGCCCGTTGAGATCTCTGACTGGGTTCCACTTGAGACCGTATTTGGTCACTTTCAGATTGTCGGCGGCACTCATGGGTTTTGCAGGGTTCTTTTTCTCCACCGGGCTGTGCCGGGGCTCACGCCCATCTTGGCGGCAATCGTTTCAATGGGCTCATTCCAGTCCACAGCCTGCCACTGGGCCAGTGTGGTGTATTGTCTGATGGACCCCCGGCGCTTCCGCAGCCGTTCCTTGGCGGCAAGGCGGTGGGCAATACACATGGGCGAGTTATCATTCACGGAGCAGCCACACACAGCACACCGTTTCATGGCGAACTGTTTTTCCTGCCATCGTTGCTGGCGGGACTTGGGTTTCTCTGAAGAAGGCATGAAGATGTGAAAAAGATAGCTTGACGTTATAATTAATGCAACCAGTTTGCTCTTGTAACCAAGTTGCTAAAGCAAAGCTTTTGCATTAAAACTGCGAAATGGACAACAACCCCAATTCCTCCTTAGCGATGGCAAGCTCCATTCCAGATGTTCTGGATGAGGAGGACAACGTGATCGAGCGTGGCCGGATCAAGAACCCGGCTCAACTGGCAGGTGCCTACCAGTACCTCTTCACCAGTGATCTCGGCTCCTCACGAGCACGGGCCAAGGTGCAGAGCCAAGTGGACGGAGACCCGCCGTACTCCTCTGAACAAGACCGCCTGCTCGGGATGGCTGGGCGCACGAATGCCAACTGGGGATATGCTTCACAATCCCAGCAGGACATTGAACGACCTTACAATGAAGTGTTCGACAGCATTGACGTGTTCGGCACCACCCCGCTGAGAGCAGGCTTCGCGGATGAACTGGCCCGGCAGCAGTGGGCACCCATCATCGCTGAAGAGATCAGCCGCATGATTCGCAACTGGCCGAAGTTCACCTACAACCGGCTGCTGTGTGTCCACCTTTTCACCATGTTCGGTGTGGCCTTCACCTACCGGGAGGACAAATACGACTGGCGGTTCAAGGTGACATCCCTTCAGTGGCTCAAGGTTCCCCGGCGCACCGAGGCCACCATTGAAGACCAGGACTTCTTTTGTGCTCGCGTTTACACGTCCCCGGTCGAACTGATGAAGAAGATCAAGGACCGCAAAGCAGCCGAGCTGGCCGGGTGGAACGTTCAGGCGGTCATGGATGCCATTGAGCAGACGGCCCAGCCCACAGCCATTGACACGTCCAACCCTGAGACCTTGCAGGAGACCGTTAAAGATCAGGACTACTTCACCGGGGCGGGAGCCATCACGGTGGATCTGGTACATGGCTGGGTCCGTGAGATGGACGGCTCGATTTCGCACGTCATCGGGCGCTACGACGGCAATGGTGAGTTCCTCTACAAGTGTGAGGGCATGTACGGCAGCATGAGTGAGTTCGTGACGGCCTACACGGATGGCGTCGGCTCCAATGGTGACTTCTACTCGATCCGTGGTAACGCATGGCGTGGGTTTAACTCGTCTCTTTATTTGAACCTGATGACCTGCAAGGCCGTGGACATGGCCAACTGGTCCTCCACACCCCACATCAAGGCCACCGACGAGGATGCGCTCATCGACACCCTGATTCGTCCGTCTGGACCATATAATATCATATCGTCTCAGGCCGAGTTCGTGGAAATCAAGCATGTGCCGTTCCAGCAGAACCTGATCCCGATGATCCAAGAGATCAAAGGCATCTTTGGCATGCGTTCCCGGCAGGCTGGTGGGTCCAATCGCTACACAGGCGGGGCCACCCCAAGGACCGCCGAGGAAGTGAAGACGGAAGCCGCGATTGACGGTCAACTGACCACGGCGGGGATGGACCTTTACTTCCTCTCGTGGCTCAACGACTTCAAAGAGATTGTCCGCCGTGTGTGCAACCGAGAACTGTCTGCATCCCATCCAGGGGGTGCTGAAGCCTTCAAGATGCGCAAGCGGTGCATGGAGCGTGGAGTGCCTATCGAAGCCATCTACAATGTGGACATCGACGCCATCGAGATCAACCGGGGGGTCGGCAAGGGGTCCGCCCAAGAGCGCCGGGCTGTGTTCAGCCAGCTCATGCCAAACATCGGCAGCTACGACCCCAAGGGGCAGCAGATCCTCCTGCGCCAGTACACGGCCTCTCTGGCAGGGATCAGTTTCGCCAACCTGCTTGTGCCACCGGAGCCGGGCACCCGCCCGCCCGTGGATGTGCAGATCGCCAACATGGAGAATGCTCTCATGTCGGTGGGGCAGCCCGCCGTGCTGGAGCCGAACCAAGATCACACCGTCCATGTGGCAACCCACTTGTCCAAGCTGGCCGAGATCAATGGTGCTCTGGCCAACGAGCAGATGGAGTTCGCCCCGGCTATCCAGTTGCTCGGCCCCATCTGGCGTCACGCCATGGAGCACATGGCCTACATCTCCGACAAGAACCCGCTGTACAAGTCGTTCAAAGAGGCGCTGTCACAGATCGAAGAAGTCGTGGTCAACGGCGAGAAGAAGCTCGCTGCCGAGGCACGCCGGGCACAGGAAAACCCGGAAGCCGCCACTGGCGACTCTGAGGAGACCCCGCTGTCTGTGCTCCGCCAGTCGGTGGATGCCGGTGCTCGCCTCGATGTCATGGCCAAGCGCCAGCAGTTGCAGTTTGACTCGGAAAAGCAGTCTCTTGAGCTGGCCAAGAAGCAGCAGGATCTCGCCTATGGGGACGCCAAGAAAGCTCAGGAATTGAACAAAGCAGCTCAGCAAGCAGCATGACATTATGACAGAAGAAGCCCAAGCCTTCAGGCAAAAACCCGAGTACCGTGACAAACTGGCCGAGCTGTTGAAAGACCCCGTTCTTCAACTGGCCATCGGCATCATCAAAGGGGCGGCAGTCCCGAAACCGCCGAACCAGCAGGAGGTCTCCGCGCTGGCCGATATTGTGTTTGGTCGCAGGTACATGCTCATGAGCGGAGTGAACCAAGGGTTTGCCGACCTTGAGACGCTGACCAAACCCATCAAACCGGGAGAGACCGACAACGACCTGCTGGCCCGAGCCTACGAGCACAAGATCCCCGTTGAATTTCGTGAAGAGAAACCAAAATGCTAAACACCATGTACCTGCGCCCCGTCCTCCGTCAAGAAGCCCCATCTGCTGAAGCTGCCCCCGGTGTCACCGATACAGGCGGCGAAGGGGCTGGGGAGTCCAGTTTCTTCGATCAGATCCGTCAGGCCGACGATCACCCGGCCAACCTTCAAAAGAAGGCCACGGCTGACCCGGCTGCCGCTGAGAAGACCAAGAAGGCTGCTGAGGCAAAGCCTGCCGCCCAGCCATTGAAGAAGGCTGACAAACTGGACGTCGTCGAAGAGGAGCCGGAAGAACCGGATGCTGACGAAACCACGGGCGAAGAGAAAGAAGAACTCCCACCCGAAGGCAAGAAAGAAGGCGAAGAAGGCGAGAAGCAGTTGTCTCGTTGGAACCAGCTCCGCAAGGAGGAAAAGCGGGCCAAGGAACTCGACAAGACCGTCGAGAAAATGACCAAAGAGATGGAGGAACTGCGCAAGAACCCCGTCTCCAAGGAAGTGCAGGCTGAACTGGAGAAACTGCGTCAGTTCCAGGCGGTTCACGACGTAAAAAACACCAAGGACTACAAGGAGAATGTCACCGCCAAACTGGCCAAGGCGGAGGGCAGCATCACAGAAATCTGTGGTGAGTTCAAACTGGACCCGGACAAGATGTTCGAGGCCATGCGCGAGACCACCGACTGGAAACGGCAGGTGGCCATCGACAAGCTCATTGATGATGCTGACAATGTGCCGTCCGCCATCAAGGCGTCCCTTTACAAGCAGGCAGACCAACTGCACGATGCGTGGCTCAAAGGCCACCAGATTGAGACCAATGCCGCGAAGCTCAAAGCTGCTCAAGATGCCATGTCCCAGCAGGACAGCACCAAGCAGACCTACGAGCAGCAGCAAGCATGGCAGAAGGCCGTGGCAGCCAGCAAGTCGGTGATGGAGAAGAAGATTGCCCCGATCATCAAGGGCATGTCCGAGGCCGAGCGCAAGGAGTTCATGGACTCACTGGACAATGCGCAGATCAGCGATGACCCCGAGGAACGTGCCATGCAGGCCCACGGGCTTGAGGTGGCGGCAGTCGTCACCAAGGCCCTGATTGCCGAGAGAAAGACTGTGGCTGAACTGAAGAAGACCGTGGCGAGCCTCACGAACGCCCGGCCAGGTGCCAAGCAGGCCAGCAGCACTGAGCATGATGACCCAAACGCGATTGCCGATGATGACGACTTCTTCGCCAAGATCCGGCAGGCTGATGATTTCCGCCGCCGTTGAGCCTGACATTAGATAACCCGTCAACTATAAAACCCACTCTTGCGAAGGAGTGGGTTTTTTCATATCCTCACCTTGAGATTAAATTCCGTGCTTACCGGGTTGGCGTGACTCACCAATGAAGAAAGCAATTCGACGAGCTTAAAGGAACCCGCAAGGGTTTGGTCGGCTGCTCACCGGTCGTGTTAGAGGCTTCTGCACCCGCAGACGCACATCTCTTGTCACGCCCGAGCAAAGTGCCCTGACCGTGAACGAGAGGTTTCCACACCACCCCATTCACATCACCCACCTTTATGGCTACCATCGGTCAAATCTTCGCCTCTGACGCCTCCCGTCTTGAGGGTCAAGTCTATCAGAAAATGCGTGAGACAGGTCGTGTCTCCATGCTCATGGAAAAGCAAAACTTCCCTGACGGCATCGGCTACAACCCGTCCACAGTCTCCACGCTGCGCTCCGGCATTGCCGGTGGTTCCGGCTGGACTCGTGTGCAGTCTCCTGACACCCCCGTCAACAACTGTCAGCTCACCCCCGGCGTTGTCACCCCTGCCCGTCTCATCCAGAACTACTACGTCGAGCAGAACCAGGTCATGTCCTCGGACATCTGTCTTACCGATGGCCGGTTCTCCTACGAGTGGGAAGAACAGGTCACTCAGACCAAGCAGAACTTTGTCGGCAACATCACCGATCTCTGGGAAGACCGCTCCAAGTATTGGTTCCAGTATTGGGCCAACAAGGTGGTGTTCAACTCTTCGAGCACCATCACCACCGGCACCGCGTTCACCAACACCCCGGCCACCTACATCGCCAGCCAGAGCCTGCTCTATCGCCTCTACAACCGCATCATGCAGGACGGCGGTGGTGTGAAGCCTTATGCATACTCCAACGGTGCAGCCCAGCTCACCCTGATTTGCTCGGCTGAAGCCAGCCAGAACATCATCCAGAACGACGCCAACATTCGTCAGGACATTCGCTTCGCCCAGATGGGCAAAGACTCCGGTGCCATGCTCCTTCAGAGCTGGGGCATTGACCGTGCCTATGGTGGTTTCATGCACTGCATCGACTACCGCATGCCGCGCTACAACTTCGTCGGCGGCGAGTACGTGCAGGTGCCTTACTACATCGATGGCCCTTCCTCCATCGGTGGCCCAAGCCAGATCGTCAACCCGGACTACGACAGCGCCCTCTACGAGGTCATGTACATCTGGAATCCGAAGGCTGTCATCCGTCAGACTCCGAAGCCGAAGAGTTCCCTCGGTGCCGGTACCAGCTTCAAGGCTGTCAACTACAACGGTGATGTGATCTGGGCCAACATCCCGAACAAGGAAACCAACCTGTTCCAGTCCATCGGTGTTTACGCTGCTGACCTCATGGCTGCCTTCAAGCCAACCGTGAACACTCAGTATGCCTTCGCCATCATGGTGCTGCGCTGCCCTGCCACGGTGGGCAACACCTGCCCGTCTTACTAGTCAGATTTAAACTCATGGCATGCCCGTTTGCAGAATCACCTCTGTGACGGGCATGCCTTTTAACCACCCAGACCTTGCATCATGAAAATGAAATTTCCCGAGATGGCTGAAGAGGAAGAAATCATCGAGGACGAGCCCGAGAGCGTCGAAGAAAAAGCCATGGAAGCGGTCACACCGGGAGCCGAGGCTGCTGAAGCCGCTGCTGCCGATGACATGAGCATTGTGCTCCCCGAAGGTTTCCAACCGCCCCAAGGCACCAAGGACGGTGACACTTTCGAGGTCATCACCAAGGCCAAGATCAAAGATGGCCGTCTGGTGTTTGAGTCATTTGACGGCCAGCCGGTGGGCTCTGAGTCCGAAGACCCGGATGAGAGCGATGCCATGGCTGAAGAAACCCTCCGCCAGGCTGTCAGGGCTGGTGGTCTCCGAGGATAATATCATGGTCTCAATCCTGTTCTCACCCGCCGCCATCGCTGCCACAGAAGCCGCTCTTGGCGGCGAACCCATTGCTGGCGACGACTCCCAAGTGCTCAAGCAGATCCTCATTGTGGCTGCCAACCTGATTTCCTAAAAGCTTCCCATGTCCCAGATTGCCTCCGATGCCAAGATCTTCAGTGCCATGACGGCTCTGGGCATGACTGCTCCTCTGCCGAACCTGGATGACTCACAGGTGCTCAAAGCCATCCTTGTGGCATTGGCAAATGTCGCGGCTGGTAGCCTGCCCGCTGGAAGCACCATCACTGACGTCATCAACAACATCACCGCCCCCACCGAGTATTCAGTGGGGTATCTTGGTGTTCCTCAAAACAGCCAGTCAGCAGACTACACCTTGGTTCTCACAGACTCAGGCAAACAGATTTACCACCCGTCTGCTGACACCACACCACGTGCTTGGACCATACCTGCAAATGCCTCAGTGGCATACCCTGTTGGCACGGCCATCACTTTTGTGAATGACACATCAGCAGGTGACATCACAATTGCGGTCGATTCTGACACACTTGTTCTATCGGGGGCAGGCACCACGGGGGCACGCACACTCGCCGCCAATGGCATTGCCACTGCTCTTAAGATTACCGCAACCCGCTGGATGATCTCCGGCTCAGGATTGACTTAATGGGTGCTACTCAACAACTTCTGGTATCTTATGGTTCCAATTTTGTGGGGCCGCTGGATGCTTATGCTGCGGATGGACTTGCAATTTGGGGGCTGTCTCACCGGCTGTTTACGAGCTACACAGGTCCGTTGTTCCGGGTGCGACGCACTGGGGATGATGAGCTGGACATTGCGGCGCTGTCTCCAGGCCTGTTTGACGCCGCGAGTTTGAGCGCCTTCGTGGGCGCTGACCCGTGGTGGTTCAGCCAGTTTTATGACCAGACTGGAAATGGCAACCATCTGACGTATGCCGCCAGCGGCCAGCCGCGAGGGGATATTGATGGGAACGGTCTGGCGTATGCCTACGCCGATACAGGGTCGAATGACGTGGCGATGATGAAGACCGGGCTTAGCATTGCGGCGACTGACTCAACGCACTGGACGGTCAATGCGGCTCCGGGATTTGGCATGGTGGGTGTGAATATTCACTCAACCAGTGACGTAAAACGCAATGCCTTCAACTACGGCACCGGTGTTGCCCCTGACTGGAATGAGCCGGGCGGCACCGCACCGGGTGCCATCACTATCACGACTGACATTTGCAGTCATGCGCTGCAAATAGGTTCTTTGGGGTCGAGGCTAAATGCCGGCGTGGGGGTTACCACCGGGACCAAGACAAGCACCTCGATTACGATTGATCTTATCGGTGTCGGGACTCAAGCGGGCGTCCCATTGTGGGTGGCCAATGCCAAATTCTATGGAGGTGGGGTGTGGATAGCTGATGTCGGAAACACGAACGCAGATGCCATTCAGCAGATTGGAAAGGACCTGTATTTCGCCCAATGAAACTTTTTATTCCAGCTCCAGCAGCACGCGTTATGAGTGATGCGCTTTGGTCACTGAGCCGCCCCGCTGCTGGGCGAAGCCCAAAGGACACTCAATACCTTTTCCCGTGGCGCAAGGCACTTGATGACAGCCGCTGGCTTGAAGTGGACACGTCGTATCAAATCAACGTGCATCCTCAGGCTGATGCAGCGGCTATTGTGATGGTGCTGCAACCTTATGAGGGCTCTGGGGCGCTGCCTGCGGGCACGCTGACCGCATTGTCGGCACGGGTGAAAGAACTACGAGGCGGCCGCATGGTGGTCTATGATGAGTTCCCGCCATTGTTCAAACAACCTACAACAGAACACCCCGAGGGGGTGGCGCGGACGCTGGAGGAGATGATTGCAAATGGGCTTTTTCCTCAACCAAAATTGCCGTAACCCCATGGTATCAACGTTCTTCTCCATACCCCATGATGATCTGAACTTGGCCGCGTCCATCAGGCCAGCACTTCCTGTGGCCATCAAGGCTCAAGAAGAGACAAAAGATTTGGGGTCTGCGCAAACACCGGCCCGATGTATGGTCGATAAGTTCATGGAAGAAGCATGTGCTGCTGACCTGCGCTTGGAGCAGGCTTCAAAGGCAGTACAGGAGGCTGATGAGAAACTGATCGAACACGCCAAAAAATGACACCCGAAGAAGAAGCCGCCGAACTGAAGCTGGCCAATGCAGTCCTTCTCAAAGAGAAGGCTGATGCAGTGGCCCGGTGGCATGAGGAAGTCCGGGCGTCCCTCAAAACGCTGGCCAGTGAAATTGCCACGGTCAAGCTCAACACGAACGAACTGCCACAGATCCGTGCCAACCAGGAGTCCCATTCAACACGGATTCGGTCCCTTGAGGACAGGTGGATCGTCATTGTGGCTGTGTGGGTGATGACCGTGCTGGGGCTCATCCTCTACGTGCATTGGAGGGTGCCCTCATGAGCAGAACTTTTTTCTTGGCCATCAATGGCATCCGGTTTCACCCTGGTGACGCCCAAGGCTGGCCCGAGCGGTTCTGTGATTACATCAACTTTCGCACGCCTGATGGTGTGAGTGCAGACCGGCGCGAGTATTACACCACTGCTGTGACACGGTTCATCGGCCAGCGGAGGCGCACTGATGAGCTGGCGCGCAAGGTGTCCAGGGCCAAGCAGGCCGGGTACCGTGTGGTGTTGGTTGGCCACTCGAATGGCTGCGACATCACAGCGCGGCTGCTCCGCGACATCGGCACTCAGATTGCAGCGTGCCACCTGTTTGCCCCGGCTGCACAGGAAGAAGACTTCGAGGATGCTCTCATCAATGATGTGGTGGGCCGTGTTCACATCTATGGCAGCCTCAACGACAAAGCCCTCCAGTTTGCCAAGGTCACACATGTGTTCGGTAGCTGGGCCGGGCTTGGGTACGGCTCAATGGGCCTTCGTGGAGGTGAATTTGCCGCCAGATGGCCAGGACGTGTGTTCGATCATAGCAACCACAGCTTTGGACACAGCACGTGGTTCACCGAAGGCCAGATCTTCGAGCATACCATGAAAAGCATCATCGAGAACGACACCCAAGACCAGAAACACACCACACCATGAAACACATCCTCATCATCGCCACACTGGCGCTCGTCTCTTGTGGGAGCCTCACCCAAGAACAGCGGGCTCAGATTGGCCTGAACCTCGTCAAAGATGCCAACGCTGCTGGGCTCGTTTATCTGACCACCGGCAGCGGGGCAGCCGCGGCACTGGCGGCAGGTGATCAAGTGATCAAGAACAACACCCGTGCCACCAGCGCCAAGAATCCTCAGACCATCACGCCATGAACTACCCAAAAAACTATGAATGGCTCGGCACAATCGGGACGCTGCCGCGTTGCATCCATGAAGCTCTCAAACTGCACGGCACCGCAGAAGTGGTCGGCAAAGGATCAAACGCAACGATCATCGGCTGGCGTGATGAACTCAACCATGCAGGGGTGAAAATCTATGGGTACTCTGACGATGACATCCCGTGGTGTGGGCTTTTTGCTGCAATCGTGGTGCTTCGTGCCCGTTCGGCTGCTGAAGTTGTCGTGGAGCCTCTTTGGGCGTTGAATTGGGCCAAGTTTGGTGTGAAGTCTCCTCAAGCTGGGCTAGGGGATATTCTTGCTTTCCAGCGCAATGGAGGGGGCCATGTCGGTTTCTACATCGCTGAAGACGAGTCCTGCTACCATGTTCTTGGTGGCAACCAGTCGAACAAAGTGTGTGTCACCCGAGTGGAGAAAGACCGCTGCAAAGCCGTCCGCCGCCCACCATACCATAGCCAGCCTGAAAGCGTGAAACGGTACCTCGTAAATGCTCGTGGTGCAGTCAGCAAAAATGAGGCTTGATACCACTCATCTCCTCCTGCTAGACCGCAGCGGTGGGTAATCCGTCACAAGGATGCCCTCAAGCACCTGCTTGGCCTCAAGGTACCCCATGCTGCCACGGCTGAACACACTGCATAGGTGGATCACGGCCTTGGTGGTGGGGCCGTCGAACTTGTTCTCCTGACAAAACCGCAGAGGTGTGATGGCCCAGTCCGAGTCTTGGGTGCGCCAGGCGGTCTTGGTCTGCTCGTACATGGACAGGCCAAGGTCACAATAGTGGATGGCCTTCTCAAGGTCTTCACGTCCGTGCTTGGCCCGGTGGCGGCTGACATACTTGATCACGTTGGCCATGCAGTATGGCAACTGGTTGCGCTCGCTGAACTCCACCGGCTGGATGGGCATGTTCTTGTAGTGCTGCCCACCGACCTGTGTGGCGAGCGGGTTGAACATGGTGGACTCACCGGTCAACGGGAGCGGGGCCTGGACGATTTTGAGGCTGGTGGCGCGAGGATGTTTCATGAGCTAGAAAAGTGATGCGTCAATGGCGTTCGGAGTTTTGCACTCAGGACATTTGACCGTGTAATAGTTTCCGTCACGTTGATCGCTGACGAACTTGGCTTCCTTCTCAGTGAATGAAAACTTGCAGCCACACTCCTGACAGGTGCATTTCACTTCTTTGGGTTTCTTGGTATCTCCTGATTTAATTATCTTCATATTCATCCTCCATCAAATCTGAATCATCACCGATCTCGACCACGCCGCCACCACGGCGGAACGCCTCAAGGCTTTGCAGCGCGGTCAGCAGGGTGTTTTCGCTGGCAGCCTTGTTCTCCAGGGCCAGAGCCACGGCGTAGTCCACGGTGCCGGGGCACATGAGCCGCCACAGGTTGACTTCGTTCCGCTGTCCGCGCCGGAACAGACGGCCCAGCATCTGCTCGGACTTCTCCCGGCTGTAAGTCTGGGAGTACCACACAAGGTTGCACCCGCCATCCTGCATGTTGAGTCCGTGGGCCATGGAGGCCGGGTGGGCGACGAGCTGGGGGATCTTGCCCGCGTTCCACCGTGCCAGCATCTGCACCTGTGCCGCCTTGTTCTTGTAGTCGGAGAAGAACTCCGCCTTGGGCAGCGCCTTCCTCAACCGGTCAACCTCGTGCTGATAGGCGTAGCCAATGAGGGTGGGACCGTCAATCTTCCTGACCGTCTCCACCAGCGCCCGGATTTTCTTGTCGTGGATCTCATGCACCAGCTTCTCCTCGTCGTACGTGGCTCCGCTGGTGAACTGCATGAGCTTGGTGATGAGCGCGGCAGCATTGGGGGCTGTGATCACCTTGTCTCGGATCTGGGTCACAAGCTCGTCCTCGAACTGCTGGTATTGTGACATTAGTGCAGACCCTAGATCAATCTCAACATCGTTGACCACGGTGTCAGGCAGGTCGAGCCAGTCGCTGGTCCTCAACGTCAGGGTGACATCACTGATCCGTTTGTAAATCCGCTCCCCCGCACCATCCTTGAGCACCCACTTGTATTTGCGGAAGTCAGTGGGCTTGAAATAGGTCTTTTGAAAATTGCTGAAGCTCGGGCCAAGCCGTTTGCCGCCGTCCACCATCATCATCTGGCCCCACAGGTCGGCCTCACTGTTGGGGGCCGGGGTGCCGGTCATCGCGATCTGCCGGGCGACACGGGGGCAGTATTCGCGGTAGATAGCAGCCCGCTTGGACTGGTTGCTCTTGGCCTTGGTGGACTCGTCGAACACCACCATGTCGTAAGGCACGGCCAGCGACTTCTGCTTGGCCAGCAGCACGGCCACGGTGGGCAGGGACTCCCAGTTGACCGTGTAGATGTGAGCAGTGCCCTTGGTGAACTGCTTCTGGCCTTCCTCGGTGCGCAGGTCGGCAATTCGCATCTGACGGAACTGCTCGAACTTGGCCACCTCGTTGGGCCACGTCAAGTTGCACACGGCCAGCGGTGCGATCACCAGCATGGCTCTTGCCTCTCCGGTGAGCAGTAATGTATCAAGGTGGTCGATGATGGTGGCGGTCTTGCCAAGGCCCATCCCCATGAGCAAGAACGTGTCAGGGTGCGCGAGCAGGTGACTGCGGGCCAACCGTTGGGGTTCTGACGGAGAGTAGCGCATCATTTGAGTTTGCTGGCCAACATTTTTCTGCAATTGGAGCACCAGTCTGAAAACTCAGCCGGAATCACCAGTTCGGGTGTTTTCTGAACGTGGGCAAAGAGTGTGCGACCATATCCACAGCATGGGCAGATCGGGATGAGAAGCTTGCTCTGCATCTCAAGTTCTTTGTTGGCCATTTGGCTCCACCAATTGTCTGTTTGCGGTACCAGACGTTGAACCACTGATGGGTTATAGCACGCAAAAACAGTTCCTATTTCTTGCATCTGTTCGTGGCTTGGCATCTCACCACACGCCCTCCAGTTTGCCAGTCTTCGGCCCCGGCAGTGAGCACCACTCGTCGATGATCCGTTTGCCTTTCTCCACGTTGTCCGTCCAGTCGGCAAGCCCCTGGCGTATCAACACTTGCTGGATTTTCTCGGACTGCCCGACTGTCAGCTTTTCGCCGGGGCGTTTCACCTCCAGCAGGGCAGCCACACCATTGGGGGTGAGCAGCCAGCGGTCAGGCACCGAGCGGTTGTTCGGTGAGGTGAACTTCCACCACAAGCACCCCTTGCTCACGGCATACCTGCCAATGGCAGCCTCGATGGCTTTTTCACGGGGCTTGTGCTTGTCCGGGTTGTAGAACTTGGGGGGCATCACTTAAAAAATCAGCGATTTCCTGCGAACTCTTGCCACCACTTCAGACATCCCAGAAGTGATCATTTTTGAGACGATGATACCATCATTACGGTCATCAAAATCAGAGATGCCAATGACCAAACCTTTAGGCAGATCTTTTGCCGCTTTTACAAAAGCATCCACGGCAGTTTTTTCTTTGTCAGTAAGCTTTGCTTCTTCCCTGATTTCTTTTTCAGAGAGCATTACCCAAGTTTTGTTTTTAATCATGATATTATTGGTTCAGTTAATCTTGAGCACCTTCATCATCTCCTGCCGTTCCACGATGTGCAGGCGGCTCAGGAGGCGGCGGAGCATGGTGGGCCGGTTGCGGGTCTGCACCTCGACCACGATGAGCTTGCGCAGACGGTCAGCCGTGGGGGCCGACTCGTTGAACACCTTGATCAGCGTGGGCCAGTTGACCAGCAGCGGGGTGTTGTTCCTGACAAAGGCTGTGGAGACAACGACCTCATGGCGTGCCGGGAACACCGGCTGCGGGATCTTCCGCAATGTCGTTTTGCTGGACTTCGGTTGGGATGCAAAGGTCACATGCTCCGTCTGGGCAGCAAACTTGTGGTTGGGCAGCGAAGCCGGGGCTTTGGACGACGGGTGTTTTTTGTTCATTGGTTTGTGGTGGGTTTGTAGCAGAATCAGGCACGTTCTGCAAACAGTTTATGTGTTCAAGAATGTTGATGAGGTGCAGCGCCTGGAACTTGGCATCGTCGAGCGCGTGGTGCTTGATGCCGGTGAACTCGGGCTTCGGAACGCCGGGGAAGAGGTTTTTCAGCGTACGGTAGCAGCGGTGGCCCCAGAACTTCCATGGGATGTCATAGCCAACACGGCGGAAGGCTTCCTCCATGAGCACCACGTCGAACGTGGCGGCGTTGCCCCACACCTGAACTTCAGCGCCTTGGGCATTCTGAGTCACCCAGCCATAGAAGTTGGCCAGCACTGCAATGATGTTGTCACCGGTCTCCCGTGTAATGGACTCACGGGCTTCATCAGACTGCTTCATCCACCATTGCACAGTGCCAGCGTCCATCTTGAGGCCGTTCTCAAGGCAGCTCTGGAGGTCAACAGGCTGGTAGAATCCATGCCCCAGCTTGCCGTCCTTGATGAAGACGGCTCCAATGGAGAGGATGGCGGCACCTGGAGTGTTGCCCATGGTTTCGATGTCGATCATGAGATCGACCGGCTGTGGTTTTGGTGGTGTGTTCATTTTGTGTTGAGTGATTGAGATTTTACCAGATGCCGTTGAGAGGGTCACACCGGGTTTGTGCGATTTTGAAGTACTCGGGGTCGCGCTCAATACCGATGAACTTGCGCCCTGTGTTGATACAGGCCACGCCGGTTGTGCCGCTTCCCATGGTGTTGTCGAGCACCGTCTCGCCTTCGTTAGTGTAGGTGCGAATCAAGTATTCCATCAGAGCGACGGGCTTAATCGTTGGGTGTGCTCCGCTGGTATCGGTATTAAACTTCTGCCAAGATGAAGGCACGCGAAGTTCGCCACGCATCACAACGTCCTCGTTGTCAAATTTCCGGTAGTTATCACTGGCTGTCTTGTTATTAATGCCATACTTAACCCGACTCGCACCGGCACCGGTTCGCTCCTGCATCTGCTTGTTGTAAATCCACCCTCCTTGGCTGAACACCAAGGCAACTTCGTGCTCTTTGAAAGGCTCCCGGACTGTATTGGCAAAGTTGCTCCCACGGTTCTTTATCCACACCCATTCATGCCGAAACATGGTTGGATTACTCATCACCAGTGCGCTCGTAAACGGCTGGCTAGCCGTGAGCACAATAGCCGCATTCTTTTTGCAGATGCGCCGGTATTGTGCCCACAGTGGGGCGAACGGAATTACCGCGTCCCACTTACAGGCAGTCGTGCCATAAGGCAAATCGGCCATCACCATGTCCACGCTGCCGGTTTCGATTTCCTGCATGCGCTCAAGGCATTCACCAAGCATCAGTTGAACACTCATTTCATGTAAAAAGGCACTGTTTTTCCTTCGGCCAGCAGAGGCATGCCCTTTGCCCATTCTGGTGTGCTGGCGAGAAGCCTGCAAAGTTCCTCCGGTGTCTGTCCCGGTTTCTTGTAGTTGAGAGATTCGTCGTGGATGAGGGTGGCAATCTCGTATCCGGCATCCTCACAGTTGAGGGCCCCGTTGACCATAAAGTCGGCGGCTAAACCTTGGGTGGCATTTTCCGTGTACTTCGCGCCATACGTGGGAACGCGCCCCCAAGCCTTCGTGCCATCTTTCCCGGTCTTGCCATAATATGTGACAACATCTTTTAGGAAATGCTTTTTCTCACCCACGCGCTCGATGGCTTTCTGGATGTCCTCGGGCTGCGGTTCAAAGATCTGCACCCGCTTACCCTTGTGCGTGTAGCTCAGGCATTTGACCAGCTCGGGCATGGGGTAGCTGATCTCCCGGCCACTCGGCAGACGAAGCAGCAGGAAGCTCGTGCCATTGGCAATCTCCATGACTCGGAACGAAAGCTTGTCATTGACCTCGACCACCTTGCCGGGGCTCAGCACGGCAGCCCGTGAGCACTGGTCCATCTTGCGCCAGAGCTTCACAATCTCGGGGTGGGACTCACGATAGATCTTGACGACCTCATCCTCGAAGCCCTCGGGCAGGTCGAAGTATCCATACTTCTCACAGGTCTGCCGGAACTTGGGGCCACCGCCTTGATAGCCCAGCAGCAGCACGGCCTGTTTGCCCACGAAACGCTGGGGGAACTCCTGCACCTCTTCATAGGGCACACCATAGATCCTGCTGGCCATCTTCTTGTAACGGTCAATGCCCTGACGGTATTCTTCGAGCGCGTCTTCCTGACCAGCGAGCCATGCCACACCACGGGCCTCAATGGCAGCGAAGTCGGCTGAGAGCATGTAGTTCTCCAAATACTTCATGCTGGCGCACTTCGAGCACGGCTCGCTGCGCTTGTACCATTTCTCCGGGGGTCTGCCGGTGCCACCGCAATGCGGGCACACCTGATAGTCGTGGATGAAATGCCGGATGCACGAACTGACCACTTCAAGGGGTGGACCATAGACCAGCTCCAACCAGTCGGCATCCCGGCCAGCCAGAATGTCCCGATACGCGGCTTGGGTGAGCCAGCTCAGGGCTTTGCCCTCGGATTTGAATCCCATGGCCTTCCACGGCATGTCACGCACCAGCCGGGTGGACGGGCGCTTCATGTTCTGGGGCTGCACCTTGAACCCGGCCCACCGGCCCGGCCCGGCACCCCACAAAATGAGCGTGCCACGCACCCGGTTGTCATCAGGCCCGACCATGGCAAGAATGGCCTTCACCTTCTTCACGGCAGCATAGGTGAGCCGTTTGCGCAGCATGAGTGCCCGGCTGATGTCGGTGCCGTCGTCTTCACCGAACTCGGCCTCCTGACTGTCCTCATCCTCTCCATCCGACTCCGAGCCACCTGCACCCTCGGCACTGTCGAGGTGCGCGTCCACGGTCTCTGCTTTGAGATCGTTGCCCTGCCAGCCGCGCTGCTGCAACCACGTGAGTATCTTTTCCCGCTGGGTATGCTTGAGTCCCGTGAGCG